CCCCATATCCATTATTAACAGAAACACGACCTACCACCACTCCATAATCGGAACATAAACCTGTTGCATAAATGTCTTGTTGTGTGAACTTCAAAGATAAAATCTCCAACAAGTCAAAGTCTTGTTTAAGTTCGACATTAATCTTCAGGTCACGACCTATATCTGTGTGAATTCTGTGCTTTTGTATCATCTTATATAAATAGAAACTCCTTAGTTTTCTATAAGATAAGGAAAAAACATATTAATATGTAGTCGAAGTGAGAGTTTTAATTCTAACTTTAATATCTGTATTGGGAAATCTTACTTGGTATATCTGATTTGACTTCATATATACGGTACTTTCAACTTGTGATATTTCTTTTGTGGTTTCGTCAATGTACGATTGAGCAACTTGAGCGGATGAGTATTCCCCACCTATTTTGTTAAAAACTCTGATATCAATTACGTTAACAACACCAACAACATTACCAATTTGGGTTTTTAAATCTCCAACTAATAATGGGTCTCCCATTTTTTTCTTATCAATAGAGAAAAATGATGATGTTTGTTGAACAACTGATTTTATAATATCTGCAGTATTTTCGTTTTTATTTACAACTAAATCAACTTCTAATCCTAAATCGATAACTTCACCACTTTGAATGTCTAAATAATCGTTTAACATTCTATATTTTGATAGGTAATTTAATACGTTGTTTTTTAATGTGTTAGAAACTGTATCAATTAAGTTACCTGTCTCATCATATGATAGTAATTTGATTCTTACTTTGTTATCTTCCTCCATCACACTAACCTTTGCCGGAGCACCAAAGGTCGCTGGCATTGTTTCAATCATTGATTTATAGTCATTTAAAGTTACTGCTCTATTTTGTGCGGCAAAATTATACGCAACCATGTTTCTAATTTCTTCAACCGTAGGTGCATCTGAACCTCCAACCGCCGGTGTTATGTTAGTGACCCTTAGAGATTGGTTTACTTGGTCATTTACAGAGGAATTAGGACCGTTTACCACATAATCGAAGGTATCCATAGAATTGATTACGTTGATACCTAAATTCGTCTCTTTACCACCACCGATTCGGTATTTTACAAATAATGTAGTGTTACTTTTTGGTACCGCTCCAAGTGATGTGTTATTTAAAAATGTTGATAGGTTAACCTTCATTGTTCCTGACATGAAATTGTCCAAATTATCCATTGGGTCAACATTACCTGAACCAAATGTTAATGAAAAATAGTTCTCAGGTGTATATTCCGTAAAGAACTTGTTAACGATACCCATATAATCACCAGATTTGAAATTATCTTTATCTGACGCTCCTGTTGGGTCCTCAACAAAAATCTTGTCCTCAATTAACGATTTAACTTCATACCATCTGTTGTCTGATGATACAAATTCATCTGATGTTGGATTTGCACCATATCCTGAACCGTCTTTATGTATAACTGAAGTTACTCCTAAAATATTTCTTTCGGGTAAAAAAATCTTTAAAAATGGTTTTTGGTCTACCGAACTGATTACTCTTCTGTAAATTCTTGTAACACCATTAATAACCGCCTCTCTTTTTGTTATTGTATATGAAACCAATCTATTATTACCATCAAAATTTGGTATTTTTAATCTATTTGGTTCACCCTTACTATTAAATGGATTTGAGAAATCTATATCTTCAACAATTTCAAATATTTGACCTCCACCTGATACTTGTGCTCCTGACTTCAAAATACCTTCATATCTTTCATCGTCTTTATCACCTCTTACAGGTACGTTAATTGAGAAATCACATAAAGCAATTGATGGTCTTGGACCAGGCAATTTAATTCCGTATGTTTTTGCAATATGAAATAATGACTGTCTTTGTTGTGCAAAGTCCAACATTGTTTCTTGCCAAACCCTATCAATGTGGTAATGTAAATTATCCGCAATACCTGCGTTCATATCCAATAATACTGAATATATTGAGGCATCATTGAAGTTAGATATTAACTCAGGATAATACTGTTTAGTTAAGTCCACCAATTCTTCTCTAAGACCGGCGAAATCTCTTGTTGCGTATGATATTTGTTTTGACATATTACAAATTAATAATTATAAAATCTGGTGTGCTAAATGTACCGTTATTTACCGTATAATCTATTTTTACCTTAGCAGTGTACGGTTTGTTCGCTGCGGTGGAAACTCTAAATAATCTTGCGTCTTCATCTTCATTAACAGATGTAATCATCTGTTCAGGGTCATCTTCCGCTGACATTACTTTAATTGAATTTATATCTAAATTCGGTATGTATTTTTTTACACCCTCTCTTATTTCTTCTTCGATGTTATTATGTGATATTATATCATTTTGGTCGAAAATATATTCATATAATCTAGTACCAAAATCTGGTAATAAAAATCTACTTCCCTTCCTTGTTAAAAGTAAATGAATGAGATTAGCTCTAACCTCCTTTTCAGGGGTTGCAGTTAATCTAACGTAATTACCAATTGCACTATCCCTAAATGGGAAGTCTATACCGTATGTAGCCATATCAATAAATATAAATAATTGTAAAATGGTAATAAATAAAAAAACCTCAACAATGTTGAGGTTTTTAATATAGTGACTTGATTTTCGCACCCTGTATAATCAAATCCTCGGATGCTCAAGGTACGCCTTGACGACAGTAACACTTTGAGGGCGCCACCCGCGGGTATTAAGACCCACAACCTTCACACTCAAATGGAGAATCAGACGGTCTACCACTTGTCATTACCATTTCAGGTGTTTGTTCACTTATTAGTGTGTTATTGGTTGGTACTTCAACATTATTAACTGAAGCTGCCGGTTGTTCTATTGGTTTTGATGAGGACATATCCACCCCTAAACCTTTAATCGCATCTACGGCCGCTCTTGTTCTTAAATAATACATTCCTGTTTTTAACCCTAATTTCCAACCATATAGATGTGCGGCTAATAACTTAGTTTTAGTTGCATTGTCAACAAATAAATTTAAAGACTGTGATTGGTCAATAAAGATACTTCTGTTGGCTGCCATTTGTAAAACACGTTTTTGTGACATTTCCCAAACAGTTTTATACACTTCTTTCAATTCTGTTGGTATTTCGGGAATATTTTGAACTGAACCATTTTCCATGATTAGTTTATTCTTAATGGTTTCGTTCCATAAATTTACCTTCACTAACTCATTAACTAAGTGTTTGTTAATAACAATAAATTCACCACCTAATGTTCTTCTTGAATATAAATTAGTTGTAAATGGTTCAAACGCTTCATTATTACCCAATATTTGTGCGGTAGATGCGGTTGGCATCGGTGCAACTAATAATGAGTTTCTAACTCCATAATTAACAACCTCTTTTCTTAGTGATTTCCAATCCCATCTTCCTGATAAGTCTTTATCTTTTTTACCCCACATTTCATATTGAAAAATTCCTTTCTCTATTGGTGAACCTGAAATTGATTCGTATGGTCCAACTACTTTTGAAATATCTTTAGACGAAGTCATAGCTGCAAAATATATTGTTTCGAATATATCTGTTTGTAATTTATCTGCCTCTTCACTTTCAAATGGTAAGTGTAACATACAAAACACGTCAGCTAAACCTTGAACCCCTAAACCAACTGGTCTATGTTTAAGATTAGAACGTTTTGTTTCTTCAGTTGGGTAGAAATTTAAATCAATTACGTTATTTAAATTCTTAATAACTTGATATGTGTTATCATATAAAAGTTGATGGTTGAATTCTCCGTCTTTAACATATTTTGGTAATGCTAATGACGCTAGATTACAAACAGCCTGTTCAGTTGGTGAACTATATTCAATAATTTCAGTGCATAAATTTGAAGATTTAATTGTACCAAGATTTTTTTGATTTGATTTATAATTTGCGGCATCTTTATATAACATGTAAGGTGTCCCCGTTTCAATTTGTGCAGTTAGGATTGCGTCCATTAATTTTCTCGCTTTGATAACTTTTCTTGCCTTACCTTCTTTCTCATATTTTTCATATAAATCTGTAAAATTCTGTGTAGACAATGTTGGGTCATCATAAACATCTGATAATCCTGGTGCTTCGTCTGGTGAAAATAATGACCAATCGCCATCCTCCTCAACTCGTTTCATGAATAGGTTAGGTGTCCACATAGCTAAGAATAAATCTCTTGCTCTCATTTCTTCTTTACCATGATTTTTTCTTAAATCAATAAATTCAAAAATGTCAGCGTGCCATGGTTCGAGATATACCGCAAATGAACCTTTACGTTTTCCTCCTTGGTTAATCCAACGAGCAACTTCGTTATATGTTTTCATCATAGGTAATAAACCGTCTGACTGTCCACCAGTTCCTTTAATATACGCTCCCTTAGCTCTGACATCATGTACGTGTAATCCAATACCTCCTGCCCACTTAGAAATCTTTGCAACGTCTTTTATTGTGTCAAACAATCCGTCGATATCGTCACCCTTATTACCAATTAAAAAACAAGAAGACATTTGTGCTCTCTTAGTTCCTGCGTTAAACAATGTTGGTGTTGCGTGTGTATAGTAATGTTGAGATAAGTCATCGTAAATACGAAGTGCCATATCCACATCTCCATTACAAATACCGACAGCAACTCTCATATAAAGATATTGAGGTCTTTCAACTACCCTATCTCCAATTTTTAACAAATATGAACGTTCAAGTGTTTTAAAACCAAAAAAATCGAATTCGAAATCTCTGTCCATTTTAATTGCTCCATCAATCGCTTCTTTGTTTGCCATCACAAATTTATAAACATCATCATCAATTAATGACGACTCTTTACCTGTTTTTGGTTCAACGAAAGAATGTAACTCTTTAATTGATTGTGAGAATTTTTTAGGTGTTGTCTTATGTAAATTAGAAAGTGCCAATCTTCCCGCCAATTTTGAATAGTCAGGATGTGTTGTAGCCATTGCCGCCGCGGTCTCCGCAGCTAACACGTCTAATTCAGTTGTCGATATCCCATCATATATACCTTGTGTTACCTTTAATGTAACAAACGTAGGGTCTATATATTCCAAATCCAAATCACTACAAAAAATACTAATTCTTCTTGTAATTTTATCGTATCTCATTTCCTCAAGGGAACCGTCTCTTTTTTTAACTTTCATCTTATGTTTTATTTTTTTAAAAATCCATATCCTCATCGAACGCAGAACCTAAATCATCTGACGTACTATTATTAACTCCCGCTTTTTGATATTCAGCAACTCTTTTTTCGAAGAAATTGGTTTTACCTTGTAGTGCGATGTTTTGCATGAAATCAAAAGGATTTTCAGAATTGTAAACTTTTGGTACGCCCAATGACACTAATAACCTGTCAGTTACAAATTCAAGGTACTGAGCCATTAAATCTGAATTCATACCAATTAATCGAACAGGTAATGCTTCTAAAATGAATTCCTTTTCGATTTCCAATGCTCCACAAACAATTTCTTGTATTCTTTTTGGGTCTACTTTATTTTGTATGTGTTGATTGTAGATATGACAAGCAAAATCACAATGAACACCTTCATCTCTTGATATTAATTCATTTGAGAATGTTAACCCAGGCATTAGACCTCTTTTCTTTAACCAAAAAATCGAACAGAATGAACCTGAAAAGAATATACCTTCAACCGCAGCAAACGCAATTAATCTATCAATAAATGATTCCGAATTAATCCATTTCAATGCCCAATCCGCTTTCTTCTTAACTGCTGGAATTGTATCAATTGCGTTAAATAAAAAATGTTGTTCTTCTTTATCTTTTACTAATGTGTCAATCAATAATGAATATGTTTCACTATGGATATTTTCCATCATAATTTGGAAACCGTAGAAGAATTTAGCTTCAGTATATTGAACTTCATTTACAAAGTTCATTGCTAAATTTTCATTTACTATTCCATCAGATGCGGCAAAAAATGCTAACACATATTTTACAAAGTGTCTCTCATCGTCATTTAACTTATTATCCCAATCGGATACGTCTTGACCTAAATCAATCTCTTCTGCCGTCCAAAAAGACGCTTCAGATTGTTTATAAAATTTCCACAAATCGTGGTGTTGTATTGGAAAAAGGACAAAACGTCCGGGATTATCTTGTAAGATTTTCTCTGTCATTGTTTTTTATTTAAGTATGATTAATTTGTTACTGTTTGACTTGGGTGATTTTTTCTGTAAACTTCTTGAGCTCTTGTTGCTCTGTCTTTTACTTTATCTTGTTCAAAACCTAACAAGGTATTTTGGGAGTCGGTATCGATAATAAGTAATTTATTATCAAACTTACAATTTTGGAAAATAACACCGTCTTGTCCTATACGTGATTTTAACAATGTCAAAGTTCCTAAATTATTTTCTTTTTGTTCTAATGTTTTTCCAATTGATATGATAATGTGGGCAACTTGTGCTTTCTTGATGTTACCACCCATTTGGTCACTTGTTACAACTTCAGATGATATTGAATCTCTATTACCTTGTGTTGCTGTCCAAATGGCAAATTCAAATTCACCTGTCATTGATTCTAATTGTCTCATGATTGCTCCTTCACCCTTCCATTCTTCACCGAAAGCGTTTTTCTCAGCACTTAAACAATCAACATAATCAATTAATAACAAATCAATTTTAGTACCTTCAGATTCCATTTTTCTTACAATAGATTTGATGTCTGAAACTGTAACACCAAAACTTGGTAATTTTAATAATTTCAAAAAGTTTTTACTTTCGTTGTTTCTTTTTTCAACCACGGATATTACCTCTTGTGCGTTTTCACTTTGTTTGTCGGGTTCAATTCCCGTCCAAATCGTAAAGTGTTTTCTCTTGATGTTTGTTTCACTATCTTCGAAAAATATTTGTAATACGTTTTTACCATCATTAAATGCTGTGTTAGCAAATAATGTTAATAACGTTGTTTTACCTGTACCGGTTGGTGCCAATACTACACCTAATTCACCCATACCTATTCCACCTTTTAATAGTCTATCTATTCCGTTGATTCCTGTTGGGATTGGTACCCTTGAATCTTTTTCCAATGCTCCCGCAATGTTTTCGAATACGTCTTTTGCACCTTCAGATGTTGCACCAACTTGTAATGCATCATTAACTAATTTTTCAATTTTGGTATACTCCTCAAAGTCTCCATTCTCAATAATGTTACTTACATCTTTGATTGCCTTTTTTAATACTTGTTGTTTACAAAAATTAAGAGAGGTGTTCCTAATATATTCAGGAATATCAATATGGTGTTCTTGAATGTTTTTCAAGGTATCCATGTGTAATTTGGATGATGTGTCTCTACTCGATTCGGACATTAGTTTCTGTGCCAACGTATCGTAAGAAGGAATTGCCCCAAACTTGATATGCATTTCCTTAACATTCTCCATAATATATCTAAAATATGGACTATCGAAGTATTTGCTCTCCATAACATCAATAATAGTCTTAGCAAATTTTTTGTCTTCAATGATTGTTTTCAATAAAGAAACCTGGAACGACTGACCTAAATAACCGAAATTCTTTTCACTCATGTTTAAAAATGTTTATATGTGTTCAATAATATTACAGCTCATAATTTAGGTACGTTGTTTCTAATTCATCAGAACATAAAATGTTCGTTAATTCTGATAAAATACCTCTAATTTTTGGTCTAACATCCACCGAGTATCTCGCCTTTGGATGGTAGTAATGAGCTGGGAATATCCTAGAAATAAATACATCGTCTCCTAGCTTTACTTCCAACAAAAAGTACTCTTCTTTGTTTTCATCCCCATCTTCCAAAACATCAGAACCGTAAAAATAGTTGGGATTTTCGCTCATGTAGTCGGAACTTTTCATTTTCAAATCTTCCGAAATTTCGTCACAAATATTTTTCACGGAGTAGTGCATATCCATTGAGCGTCTAGCTTGTGGATTGTAATCTTTAACGTTAAAAAATCTTTGGATGATTATGTTTCCCTCTAATGTTAGTAGAAACTCGAATTTTGTGATTTCTTGATTTTGCATAGTGTTTATTTAATTTTAAATTTAATGAAGCTTTTATTTTTTTCTTTTCTTGTTAATCTCAGGAATGGGTTTAGAAAGTTAACGAACCCATCATCTGATTTTGGTAATACATTGAAGATACCATCGTCTCTCATCATTCTCATGGTATTCTTATAAGACCTACCCTCGGGGTCTAAATTCTCATTCATAAGGAGTTTTATATTGTCCTTAGCTTCATCGGTTAGAAAGGGTTCATCCAAACTAACGATACTATTATTTATTTCGAAAAACTCCTCACCTAAAACTCCATGTTTAGTGACACCAGTAATTAATTTGGTAACTAATTTGTTATTCTTATCTTGTTCAAACAATAGATTAGATTTATCTCTTATTTGTTGTAAAGTAAAGGGTTCCGTTCTTAGTTCGGGGAAAAGACTTAAAAGACTTTTTACACCCATACCTCTAATACCTGCAATGTTGTCCGACGCGTCACCACACATCATCTTAACTAACTTTACGTTTTCGATTAAGATTTCTTCGTGGTCATAAATAATAGTATCTTTTTGTTTGTATAACTTCCCGTGAGACGGGTTGTAGATTTGTGTGTTAGAAGAAACTAATTGTGTTAAATCACC